GTGGCCCAAGATTTAGAGCCATTGAAGAAGAAGTCTACAAATTGCCTTATTTTGTTAAGCACATGACACCTGAGGAGAGGGCGTCTCGTGTTAAGAACCTTAAGAAGGCCGGTGGAATTTATTTCGAAACAGATTTCACGGCTTTCGAGGCTTCTTTTAGGGCTGAGATAATGGATGCGGTTGAATTTGAATTGTACCGGCATTGCTTGAGTGATGATGAACACTTAGAGTATATGTTGTCAATCTTGAGTGGCATCAACGTGATTACAACTCGCAATGGGGCGAAAATAAGAATTAAGGCTAGGCGAATGTCTGGGGAAATGAATACTTCTCTGGGTAATGGTTTTACTAATCTTATGATTATTAAGTTCTTTGTACATGAGTATAATCGCGGGCATGCCAATAAGATTAAGATTGATGGCATTGTCGAGGGAGACGATGGACTGTTTGTAATCCTTGGGGATGTAAGCAGTGATACGATAAGTGAGTTCTATGAACGATTGGGTTTTCTGTTGAAGGTTGAACAAATTCCAGACCCTTGCAAGGCGAGCTTTTGTGGATTGACTTTCCCTGAATCGGGGCAAGTTGTTCGCGATCCTCGTCGCTTTGTGCAAAAGTTTGGTTGGACAGGTTCGATGGTCAATGGTGGGCCAAAAGTCATGGACGAATTACTCAGAGCTAAAGCTCTATCAGCGATTTACGAAACTCCTCACTGCCCAATTGTTGGGGTGCTTGCTAGGAGGGCTCTTGATTTAACCAGGGATGTGTCACCGAGATTTGTACGCGATGGATTCCATGACATACCTGATGAAATTAACGTGCCCGAATTTTCACCTCTTGCTGATACTAGGGAATTGTTTGCTGAAAAATTTCATGTCAACTTAGAGACGCAACTTTTGATTGAAGATGCGATCAGACGAGGGGACATGGCCTGTGTGGCGGACTTAATGCCGCCGCCAGGTTGGCAAGACTGGTATGCACAACGGTTTCTTAGTATTGGCAAGTCTCTGTGATTTAGTTCATGGGGTCTTGCGAACCAAACCGCAACTGTCAAGAACAGGACAATCTTTCCCATTTCGGCCGAAGAATGCCGTAAAACTCGAAAC